GCTGTCCAGCTCGGCGATCGAGGTGTACGAGGACAGGATCGGATCGCTGCAGGTCATTGAGCCTTCCGTGCTCGGTGTGCAGGTCGCCTACGCGGGCTACTACACCTGGCTCGTCGTTGAGACGAACGGGCTCGCCGAGATCATCAAGACGCCATGACCGACCACGTCGACAGCGTCCTGGAAGACGTGGAGGGCTACGACCCCGACACCTACGACAACCCCAACCAGCAGGTTGTCAGGCCGGACGGGTCAGGCCCGACCGACGAAGGCGAAGGCGGCTCGACGCGCGATGACGAGCCGGCCACGCCCGAGGAGCAGGAAGTCCGCGAGCAGGCCGAAGAGACCGCCGCGCCCACAGGGGCGGCCGGGTTGGACGAGATGACGAAAGAGGAGCTGCTCGACTACGCCCGCAGCCGCGACATCTCGCCGGCCAACGGCGGCATGACCAAGGACGAGCTCAGAGCCTCAATCGACGAGGCCGAGGGCTAGACATGTACGCGTCCGTTGCCGAGCTGCAGGAGCTGCTCAAGATCCCCTCTCCGACGGCTATCCAGTCGGCACGGATGACGCGGGTGCTCGAGGCGGCGGCCACCGAAATCGACTGGGAGTTGGGTTACACCACTCTCAGTCCGGCCCCGGTGCCGCCGCCCGACCTCGTCGTCGAAGTCAACCTCGAACGGGCCGTCGAACACTGGCGGCAAGCCTCGTCGCCGTTCGGCGTCATCGGCGTGGGTGCGGAGACCGAGCCGATCGTCACCGCTAGGAACAGCTGGTATCGGCACAAGATGAAGCTGCGCCCGTTGAAGGTTCATGCGGGGATCGCGTGACCTTGGCCGAGGTGATGGAAGGCATCGCCACAGCCCTGACACCGCTCGCCTCGGAAGTTGAGGGGCTGCAGGTCTACCCGTACCTGAACAGCAACCCGACGCCGCCCAGCCTCGACGTCTACCCGGCCAGCCCGTTCCAGACGGGGGCCGGGTTCGGCGTCGGCAACAGCCAGGTCTGGTTCACCGTCCGGGCCAGGGTGGCGACAGCCGACCAGGAGGCCGCGATGAAGCTGCTGCTCAGGCTGATGGATCCCAACGACCCAGCCTCGGTCGAAGCCGCGCTCGAGGACACCGCCGTCGTGTCACCGGAGGGCGTCTCCGAGTTTCGCGAGTACATCGAAGACACGGCAACCAACGGCCGGCTACTCGGCTGCGAATGGAGGGTGAGCACGTTCCTATGACCAAGACCACGTACACCGTCGTCGGCTCGACTGCCTACGACGACCACCAGCCCGGCGAGACGTTCGAGGCCGACCTGGACGAAGAGACCGAGGCCCGCCTGATCGAGCGCGGCCAGATCAGCAAAGGCAAACCCAAGAAGGAGGAGGAGAAGTAGATGGCCAAGAGGATCGCCCTCAAAGACAGCGTCAAGGTCGACGCGACCGACCTGTCCAACTTCGCCCGTGCCGTCGAGTTCTCCTCGGAGCATGAGCGGATCGACGTGTCCGGGTTCAACCCGACCGGCGCCAACGAGTACCTGGCCGGCCAGACCGAACAGTCCGTCACCGTCGAGTTTTTCAACGGCTACGCCGCCGGCGAGCCGCACACCGTTCTCTATCCGATCCACAAGAACCGGACGACCGTCGCGTTCGCGTGGCGGCCCGACCAGACCGCCGTCGTCGGCGTCACCAACCCCGAGCTCAGAGGCAACGTGACCCTGCTTTCGTATAACCCGTCGGTCACCCGTGGCGAGGAGGACGCCTGGAGCGCCGAGTTCGTGGCGGCCGACTCGACTGGGCTCGCCTACTTCACCACCTAGATGGACTGGATCGTCATCGACGGCGTCCCGCCCTACGAAGGCAGGTGGCAGTTCGACCTCGACACCCAAGAACTCACCACCCGAGAGTGGGGATGGATCAAACGCCTCAGCGGCTATCTCCCGCTCACCGTAGAAGAGGGGCTGTCTGACCCTGAGCTGATCGTTGTCTTCGCCTGTATCGCGCTTAGACGCGCCCAGAAGGTCACTCCTGCCGAGGTTCCGGACGTGTTCGAACGGTTGAGCGACGCCCCGTTTGGTTCGGCCATCACGATGGAGACCGACACCAAGGAGGCCGCCATCGAGGCGAGCCCCCCAGCGTCAAGCTCGAGCGAGAACGCCGACGGTTCTGGCGACGCTTCGACGACGAGGTCGGAGACATCGCCGCCAACCCCGACAGTCTCTGGGACGCCAGGCTTGGATATTTCGGAGTCGGCCCGGCCGACGTTGGTGAGCTCACCCCAGGCCAGCTGATGAGCTGCGTCGACCTCTTCGCCGCCATGCACGGAAGCGAATAGATGGCGCTCGCCGTCCGCAACTTCCAGGCGCTCAACCAGACGTTCAAGCACGCCCCGAAAGAAACCCGGCTCGCCCTACGTCGCGAATACCGGACGATCGCCCAGCCTGTCCAGCGGATGGCCGAGAGCCTGGCGGCCACCCGGATCAGCCACCTCGCCGCTGGTTCGCCGTGGGCCAGGTTCCGGCTGGGCATCACCCAGAAGCTCGTCTACCTCGCACCGAGACAAAATGGCGTCCGCGGCAAAGGCAGACGCCGGCGCAGCAAGTTCGGCGGCCTGCTCATGTCGAAGGCGATGGAGCCCGCGCTCCACCTGAACGAAGAACGCGTCGTCCGTGACTTCGAAGAGCTGTTCGACCGTCTGACCAGAGACTGGAACCGCGGCCCATGAGCAGGAAACTGATCGTCGAGATCGTCGGCGACTCATCCTCGCTCGAGAAGGCGTTTAAGCGGTCGGAACGGTCGGCCCAGAAGTTCCAGCGGACGATGACCAAGACCGACAACGTCATGACGCGCCGACGGCGCCTGCCGGGTGGCGGCGCGAGCCTGGGCGGCGGCATCGGCATCAGAGGCGGCGCCGGCCTGCTCGCCGGGCTCGGCGTCACGGCCGAGCTGAAACGGTCGGTGTCGGCCGCGTCCGACCTCGAGCAGCAGATCGGCAAAACGAACGTGGTGTTCCGCAAGTCCGGCGCCGAGGTCAACGAGTGGGCGAAAACATTGGCCAACAGCTTCGGCCTGTCCACACGGGAGGCGCTCACGTTCGCGTCGACGTTCGGTGCGCTCTTCCAGCCTTTGGGGATCGTCGGCACGGAGGCGGCGAAACAGTCGGAGAAGCTGACCGAGCTCGGCGCCGACCTCGCCTCGTTCTACAACACCGACGTCGCCGACGCGCTGGCCGCGATCCGGTCGGGCATCGTCGGCGAATCCGAGCCGCTCCGCTCTTACGGCGTCCTGTTGTCCGAAACGCGTGTCCAGCAGGAGGCTCTGACCGAGACGGGCAAGAAGAACGTCGCCAACCTGACCGACCAGGAAAAAGTGTTGGCCCGGATCGCGCTCATCTATAAAGACTCCAAGGTGGCACAGGGCGACTTCGCCCGCACCGCCGACCAGGCCGCCCAGCAAACCAAGATCCTCAAAGCGAACGTGGCGAACCTCGAGGCCGAGCTGGGCGCCACACTGCTGCCCACCCTCAACAAGGTCGTGTCGGCCCTCAACGAGTTTTTCGTCGCGCTGGCTGGGGGCGAACAGCCAGGGTCGGTCAAAGGTCAGGGCGTCGAGTCGACGCTGGTTCCCGCGTTGGCCGCCCGCATCGCCGCTTACAAGAAAGCCGGCGCGAAGGGCGGCGAGATCCTACGGCTGCTCCACAAGCAGATAGGCACGGGCGCCAAGGCCGACGAGCTGATCGCCGAGGCGTTCCTGTTCGGCCGGTCGAAGAAGCTACGGGCCCGGATCCGCGCACAGGCCAGACAGGCCAAGGGCGCGGGCGCCGACCCGACCCAGGACGGCCCCGACAAGGCCGCCAGGGCACGGCTGCGGCGGGCTGCCGCCATGTTCAGGCAGCTTCGCCGGGAACGGCGTACCCGGATCCGCCAGGCGAACGAGGCGGCCCGCGACGCGGTACTGGACAGGGCCGAGTTCAACGTCGAAAAGACCGGCGCCACCAAAACACTCAAGGACGACCTGGCTGCGTTGCGCCACTACAACGCCCTGTTGACCAGGCGGATCAAGGGCGGCCACGGAACGCTCGAGCTGGAACGCGAACAGTTCCATGTCCAGATGCAGATCGCCGACGTCCTGAAGCAACAGTCCGACCTGGCGAAGAAAACGAAGAAACATTTGGGCGTCGACGTGACCCGGTTCCAGGCGTCCGCCCGCGGCCAGCTCGTCACAGCCGGAACACACGGCGCCGGCCGGGGCGTCGTCATCTCAGGTGGCGTCCATCTGCACGGCATCCAGAACGTGTCCCAGCTCGAGAACGAGCTCACCCGCCGGTCGAAGCAACGCGCCCACCATCGCCGGGGCCGACGCTGACGTGGCGCCCCCGACCGCACGGTTCCAGATCGCGTTCGACGACGACACCCTCGAGGCCGACCCGGACTGGACAGACATGGACGACATCGTCCGCGTCTCCGAGTATTCGATCGACCGGGGCCGCAGCTTCGAGATGGACAGGGTCGACGCCGGCCGCGCCACCGTGCTGATAAACGACACCGAAGGCATCCTCGACCCCACCAACCCCGGCAGCCCGTACAGCGGAAAGATCATGCCGCTGAAGCAGGCACGGCTCGCCCTGTGGAATCCGGTGCTCGAGGACTGGTACACCCGGTTTCGCGGGTTCGTCGAAAGCTACGAGTACGAGTTCGACCCGTCCCAGCTCGTCAACCGGGTGACGATTTCGCTGGTCGACATCTTCGAGATCGTCAGTGCCGTGCAGATGTTCCCCGGCTACTTCGGCTTCCCGCCGCCCACCACTCTGACTGGCCAGGTCGTGTTTTTCGAGGACACCCCGTACGGCGACCTGCACGGCATGCAGTACCGGATCACAGCGATCCTCAACAACGCCCCGTTGGGCAACTGCGGCATCGACCCGTCCTGGTACGACGTCTTCTCGGGCAACGTGGGCCTGCACGAGACCAGCTACAGCCCTGGCGAGTCGGCGATGACCGCGATCCAGGACGCCTCCGATGCCGAGTTCCCCAGCGTCTCCAACGTGTACGGCGACAGGCTCGGCCGCCTGGCCTGCCACGGCCGCTATGCCAGGTTCGACCCGGTCAGCACCAGCGCCGCCACGGGCTGGGACTTCCACGACTGGAAAGCCGGCGACCACGCCGCCGTAGCCGCGACCCCGACCATGGCCCAGCTACGCAGCTTCGCCATCAGCCGCGACCTGTCCAAGATCATCAACCACGCCCTCTGCAGCCCAGTCACGGCCAAGACCGACCCGGACTTCGAAGGCAACGTCGTCCAGTCCGACCCGTCCAAAGGCCTGTACGGCATCCGCGCCTGGTCGTCTCAGGATCTGATCGTCAAGGAAGGCGTAACCGACGGGTTCCTGGCCGACCCCGACAACCCGGCCGACGAGACCGCGTCCTGGGACGAATGCCGCCGGTTCGCCGACTACTACGTCCGCAACTACCAGGCACCCCACAACCGGATCACAGAGATCGGGTTCAGGTCGATGCCGAAAGGTAAGACGGCCTGGTCGCAGGCCGCCACCGACACCTGGGCGCTCATGTCCGAGGTGGACATCAACGACCGCGTCGCCGTCACCATCGGCTCACCCGGCGGGGGAGGGTTCGCCGCCAAAAAGTTCTTCGTCGAAGGCGTCCACGAAACCTATCGGCCCGCCGGCCCCGACGTCGACGACGTCACGTTGGCGTTGGACTTGAGCCCGGACGACTACTTCCAGGACAGCCCGTTCCCGACGCCATGACCACCCTCGTAGCCAAACCTGTCCTGCACGGCCGCGACCACTGCCACGGCGGCCCCGACCCGATCCCCTGCCTGCCCCCCTCGCCTGGCGCCGGCGGCGTCGTCTACGCCGACTATGTGGCCTCGCTCGGCCCGATCGGCTACTGGCGGCTCGGCGAAACAGGCGAGCCGTGGGTCGACTCGACCGCCGACGACAACGACATGGAACTCCAAGACCACGGCGTCGCGCTCACCCCCAACGTGGCCGGGGCGCTCCCGGACAGCCAAGACGACGGGGCCGTCCAGTTCAACTTCGCGGGCACAGGCGGCAGCACGGCCGCCGACTACCTGACGACCGGCATCCCCAGCCCGTCGAACAGCCTGTTCGTGCTGGACACGATGACCGTCGCCGCGTTCGTCAAGGTCAGCGCCTATCCGGGCGCGTCCAGCCGCGGCATGGTCGCCGGCAGCCAGCTCGTCCCGTCCGGCTACTCCGGCTGGGCGATCCATGTCAACGGCGCAGACGGCAAGCTCCTGTTCACCCGCGGCAACGTCAGCGGCGGCCCCGAAAAATACGCGGCCAGCCCCGGCGCGGCCGTCCTCGGCGACTGGTACCACGTCGCCGGCACCTACGACAACGCCAACCTCAAGCTGTACCTGAACGGCGCCCTCGTCACCACGACCGCCGACGCGTCCGGGCTCGCCGTCGGACAGACCGACGGCCTCCACGTCGGCTCGCTAGCGACGGTCGCCAACAGCCTGTGGTTCACCGGCTCACTCGACGAGCTCGCCGTCTGGAACTACGCCCTGACCGCCGACCAGATCGCCACCCTCAACTCTGCCACCAGCTCGGCCGGCGGAACCGAAGGCTACGTGTTGACCTCCGACGGGACGGGCGGCCTGTCCTGGGCGGCCCCCACGATCGAGGTGGAGTTCTGATGGCGACCGGCAGGTTCACCAGGATCATCGTCGGCGACGGCCTCACCGGCACCGACAACAGCGACGGCACCATCACGCTCGAGGCGACCGCCGCCGGCGGCAGCCCGGCCGACGACCTGGTCGTGTGGATGCCGCTCACGACCGTCGTCTCGTCGGTGCCCGAGCTCGTCTGGGACGCCGACAACAGCCTGATCCCGACCCTCACCCCGATCTAGGAGGCCGCCCGTGGCTACACGATTCGCAGACCACCTTCTCACCGGCCTCCACGCGGCCCGGCCCGCCGCGACCGTCGTCCCGGTCGGCACCCTCTTCTCGTGCACCACCCATGCGCTGATCTACCAGTCCGACGGCGCCACCTGGACGACCTACGCCACGCTGGGCTCGACCGAGACGCTGCCCGCCACGCTGCTCGACGCGAAAGGCGACCTGATCGCCGCGTCCGCCGACAACACCGCCGCCAGGCTGCCGGTCGGCAGCAACGGCCAGATCCTGACCGCCGACTCGGCCCAGGCCACCGGGATCAAATGGGCCGCAGCGGCGGGCGGCATGGTCGCCGACACGTTGTGGAACGCCAAAGGAGACCTGGCCGTCGCCTCCGCAGCAGACACCGCCGCGCCGCTGACGGTCGGCACCAACGGCCAAGTGTTGACCGCCGACTCGGCCCAGACGTTGGGCGTCAAGTGGGCGACCCCGTCGGCCGGCGGCGGCGGCGCGTGGACTCTGCTGCACACGCTGACGCTCGGCTCGGCCGGAACGTTCGACCAGGCGTCGATCTCGGGCAGCTACAACGACCTGATCCTCGTCCTGATCGCCCGCGGCTCCGACGCCGGCGCGTTCGAAACGCCCCAGCTCAGATTCAACAACGACACCGCTTCCAACTACTTCTACCAACGTCTCCAGGTGAACGGAACATCGGTCGGCGCGGCCGAAGGCATCTCGACCGCCCAAGGCATCTCGGCCGGCTTCATTCCCGCCACCGGTGCGCCGCTCGCCGGCGGCTTCGGCATCGCCGAAATCACCGTGTACGGGTACGCGTCGACGACCTGGAAGAAGACCGTCAAGTGGGAATCGATGGCGTCGGTGGGCGCATCGTCGGGCAACCAGATTTGGCGGCCCGGCGGCGGCACCTGGAACTCGACCGCCGCCATCAACCGCGTCACCATCTACGGCGTCACGACAGCCAACTTCGTGACCGGCAGCCAGCTCCGCATCTACGGGAGGCTCTAATGGCGCAGCAGCAGGCAGCACTCAACCAGGACGGCTCACCCAACCCGGCGCTCAACCAGTACCGGCGCAAAGCCATCATCGCCCGACGGGACAAAGGCCAGATCTCCAAGAACTTCCACCTGTACGAGTTCTCGTGCCACGACGGCTCGTATGTGCCCCAGAAGGCCCACGATGCGCTCGAACGGCTGACCAGGGCCTATCTCGAGCCGATGCGGGCCAAGTTCGGCGCCTGCACCGTCCTGTCCGGCTACCGGCACAGGGCCTACAACCGCGTCATCAGAGGGGCCACGTACAGCCAGCACATCTACGACGTCACCCCCGACACCGTCGCCGCCGACCTCCGCTTCGCCAAAGGCAACCCCAAACAGTGGGCGTCGTATGCGAAAGAGCTGCGCTCGAAGTACAAGCGGGGCGGAGGGGTCGGCACCTACATCCGCAGCGACTTCGTACATGTCGACAACCGCCACTACACCGCAGACTGGACAGGCTGATGAACGGCCACGAAGTAGCACTCTGGTCGGGCGTCGCGGCGTTCTTCGGTTCGCTGTTGGCGATCGGCATCTTCGACGTGCTCGACCCCGACCAGTGGATCGAATACCTGGGCTCGCTGTTCGTCGGTGCGATCACGGCCGCCGCCGTGTACAGCCAGCAGCGGTTGGCGGACGCGAAGAAAGATCAGAAGGCCCGGCCCGAAGCGTTGAAGTAGAACTGCCCCGCTCTCCCTCGCTCCGGCGTTGACCGTTTTAGCCACCCGCGGGTGGTGCCTTGCCTTCGTCCGGGAGAGCGCGACTCCGCAAGTATAGCACAATGTAGGATTGACACCGTCCGCTGTAGCGTTTACGGTGTACCACATGAACACCACCCCAGCAGCGGTCGACACCACGACCGTGTTCAACATTCGGCTCGGGCGAGACGAGCTGGCAGAGCTGAAACAGCTAGCCGCCGACAACTACCGGACGGCCGCTGCCGAGGCCCGGCTCGCGATCACGAAACACCTGAAAGACACCGCGATCGGTTCTCGGAAGGCGTGACGGGCAGAGGAACTGCGGCGTCCTCTGCCCGTCACGGGCAACGGTACGCACAGCCGCATGACTGACGAACTAAGACAAGACGTGGACTATCTACGGGCCTGGGTTGCTCGGCTACAGGAAGAAATCCTGCTGCTGCAACCCTCGTCGGCGACCAAACGCGAAACCCTCGCGTTGGGCTGGCTGTCCGCCGAGCTGGCCGACCGCGCCGGCGCCTGGAAAGGGAACGCGCCCGAGTGGTTCCCGGAGCCGCCCGAATGGCTCGAACTGTGGGATCGCGCACTCAAAGCGACCGAGGCCGAGGCTGTTCCCGCGTGAGTGTTGCCTCGCACAGCAACACGCGCTTTTTCATTCTCCACTGCCTGAGCGAAAGTCCCTGCAAATCGGGGAAACAAGGCGCCGACCAGAATCGAACTGGTGTTAGAGGTCTCAGTCCTGTTCTCGGATGTTCGAGGCCGGAGTGGTAGCCGCCCTGTTCGTCAAGACCGGCGGCGTCTATTGGGGCCTGCCTGACGTAGACCCATGGGACGAAGCGCGGGACGCCCGCCTGTACGCCGGCCCCTACCCGGTGGTCGCCCATCCTCCATGCCAGCGGTGGTGCCGGTTCGCGAAGGGCATCGAGGTCACGCACGGCTACAAGGTCGGTGACGACGGCAACTGCTTCGCCGCCGCTCTGTGCGCTGTGCGCGACTACGGCGGCGTGTTGGAGCATCCCGCGTTCTCTCTCGCCTGGGACTACTTCCGACTACCGAAGCCGCAGAGCACGGTCGGATGGACAACCTCGCTCGAGGACGATGGCGCATCCTGCTACGTCGAGCAGGGCCGGTACGGACATCCGATGCGGAAGGCCACATGGCTGTACGCGGTCGGGCCGCTGCCCGAGCTCCGCTGGGGCCGACAGCTGGACAGCGAGCTCCAAGAGTTCAAGTGGGGCCACCGCGCCTACAAGCCTGAGCATGACCGAAACCGGCCCCGCGTCGACGCGCTCCACTCGGTAACGACCATCGAGTTCCGTGACGCGCTGCTGGCGATGGCTGCGTCGGTGGCGGCGTGACCGCCCGCTTCGTCGGGATGCGCGTCCAGACGCCCAAAGGTGACGGCGAGATTCGCAGTCCGATTCTCGGATGTTCGAGGCCGGAGTGAAACGCGGCGACGGCGTTATACTCGCGTCGACTCCGGCTGAATCGGGCCATAGACTAGTCCGGCTACCCGGCTCCGATTTTCGCAGCACAGCGTCCCGAATGCCTTCACGGCAGACGGACGTGGGAATTGGAGAAGCCGAGCCGGAGTCATCGGTTCCTCCCGCCATCGTGACGGCGACGGAGGCCGACCTCTCCTATGTCGTCTCGCTGATGCGGGCCAACCGCGAGTCGGTCGGCGGCCTGCCCGAACCCGCGGTCGCCGAACGGCTGGAACGCGGAACGGTGCTTCTCGCGCAAGCGAACGAAGACCCGATCGGCTACCTGTTGTACGACGTCCGCGGCGACGGGATCCGGATCCCACAGGCGTGCATCCAGTACGACGCCCGCCGCCGTGACTACGGGATCGCCCTCGTCGAGCAGCTGCTTGGGATGTACCCGTCGGCTGCCCAGGTTTCGCTGCGCTGTGCCGCCGATCTCGAAGCGAACCTGTTTTGGCGCGACCTTGGCTTCACCTGTACCGGCACCGTCGCGGGCGGCACGCGACGCGGCCGGACGATTAACTGTTGGACGCGTTGGTTGCAGCCGCGCTTGTTCGGCGCCGACGCGATCGCTGTCCCACCGGCCGCCGAGATCCGTGTCGATTCGCGCTACGACGATTCGGGATTCTTCGACGCTGCACCGGATGGGTTTAGCTCACGGGTGCTGCCCAAATTGGCATGGGCGAACAGGTGAGCGCCCCGCGCATGAGCCTGTCTAGCCGAGCAGGCGCCGGACTTGTTCGTGGCTCATACGCGCGTCTTGTCCGATCTGGCGTAGCGGTATCCCGGCAGCCTTGGCGTCTCGGATGGCTTCGACGAGTGCTTCGTCGGCGAGACGTACTTTCTGGGAGGCGCGTCGCACAGCTCGTGCTCGTTCGGCGGCAAGCTGAGTGTCTGCGCGTTGTAGTTCGGCCTCGATCTCGGCCATCTGTGCCTCTTTCACGCCTCGTTCTCGTTCTCTCAGCATCTCTGCAAATGGGTCGTGCTTTGTCATGTCTGTCCTTTCGCTCTAAGGCTCGGGTTTGTCGTGCTCTCCATGTCACCTATTGTGACAGACCTGTGGAGAATGTCAAGCGATGTGACGAATCTTTACAAGTAGGTAGGGCGTGAGCGCCCGCTTCGTCGGGATGCGCGTCACCACCCCCAAAGGTGACGGCGAGATCCACAAGATCGTCGACGACGTCACTTGGGCCGGCGGAGAGAAGATCCGTGAGCAGCTGATCATCGTCAAGCTCGACGACCGCCCCGAAACCGGGATGCGACCCGTGTTCTACGCGTCCCAGGTGAAGCCGTTGGACGACGTCACGATCGAGGTCGTCGTCGAAGAAGACGAGGCCAGCACGGTCGCCGAGAACCAGGCGGAGGCGCTCGAGGCGGAACGCCACCAGGAGGCGAAGCACGGTGACCCTGAAGACTAGGCTCGCCGCCCTCCTGGTCGCTGCCTATCTGGCCGCGATCGTCGCTGCCAACCTGTCGGTCGCCCACTGGGGGCCGAAGGCGGCGATCTACAACGCGTTCCTGTTCATCGGACTCGACCTGACCAGCCGCGACCGGCTACACGACCTGTGGCACGAGCACCTGCTGCGCAACATGGCCGGGCTGATCGCGGCCGGCACCGTGCTCTCCTATCTGGCCGGGCTGTGGATCGGCAGCGGCCCGTTGGCCGGAAAGGTTGCGTTGGCGAGCTGTGTCGCGTTCGCCTGTGCCGCCACCGCGGACGCGGTCACCTACCACCTGCTCAGGCGCCGCCCCTGGTATGAGCGGGCGAACCAGTCGAACCTCGCCGGGGCCGCCGTCGACAGCCTGGTGTTTGTGTGGCTGTGGCCGTTCCCGTTCAGCTTCACGCTCGCGTTTACGGTGTTCGCGGCCAAGGTCGCCGGCGGTGTCGTCTGGTCGTTCCTGCTCAACCGCGACGCCGCCCCGGCGGAGGCGTGGGCGTGATGATCCTCGTCCACTCGTCGCCGACGACGCTCGAGCGGCACCGCCATCCCAACCTGGGCGTGCTCAGTTCACCACGCCGCTTCTACACCGTTGGTTTGGAAGGGTGGCGGTGGGCAGCCGACAACGACGCGTTCGGGGCGTGGGACGCCGCCCGATACCGCGCCATGTTGGATGGCATCCACGGCCTGCCCGGCTGCCTGTTCGTCACCAGCCCAGACGTCGTCGGCGACGGGGCCCGAACACTCGACCTGTTCGACGAGTGGTACGACGAGCTCGTACCGTGCTGGCAGCCGGTCGCCTTGGTCGCTCAGGACGGGATGGCCGTCGACCAGGTGCCGTGGCGGCGGATCGACGCGCTGTTCGTCGGCGGAACGTCCGAGTTCAAGATGGGCGACCAGGCCCGCCGGCTCGTCCGTGAGGCGCAGCGCCGCGGCCTGTGGACGCATATGGGCCGCGTCAACGGCCACCAACGGTTGCGCTACGCGAAGGCGATCGGTTGCGACTCGGTCGACGGCACATCGTTCAGCTGGTTCCGCGACACCTATCTGGCCGAGTTCCTTGACCATGCGGCCGGGCCTGTCCAGGAGACGTTCGCGTGACCCTCAAGACCCGGCTCGCCGTCGCGTTCCTGGCCGCCTGCCTGCTGGCCGTAGGCTTGCTGATGGTGCTGTCGAAGTCGGCAGCAGCCGCCAGGCCTGCGGTGCCGCCCCCGGTCTTCAAGGCGGTCAGGGCGTACTGGAAAACCGCGCCGCAGCGGATCCAGGCGTTCGACGTGATCGCCTGCGAGACCGGGGGCGCCTACAACACCAACGCTAGGAACGGCCAATACCTGGGCATGTTCCAGATGGGCGCCTGGGCCAGAGCCAGGTACGGCCACGGAACAACAGCGCGAGCCCAAGCACGGGCCGCCTATATGTACTGGCGAGACAGCGGCTGGTCGGGGTGGGCTTGTGCCTAGCCGCGGCCCCGACCCGTACGAGATGAAAGTCGCCCGGCTACTCAGGGCCGACCTCGCGTTGCGCCAGCTCGAGCGTGCCCTCCTGCAGGCCACCGACGAACGCGTGGCCGCCGAGCAGGCGCTCGCCGGCGAACGGCCTTATGGCCGCGAGATCCACACCGTGTTGCAGATGCGCCGGGGTGAAGCCTTCTGGGAGCGGACGCCTTTGGAGGCGACCCCGGCGCGAGAACTGGGCCGATGACATGGGTGCCGGTCGTCCTGGCCGTCCTGCTGATCGCGACCCTGATCGTCGCGTTCCGGAGAGGAGAATGACCGAACGGCAACTCCAAGACGCCATCATCGATGTGGCCAGGCTGTTCGGCTGGCGATGCATGCACCAGCGGCCGGCTAGGACGAACGAGGGGTGGCGGACAGCCATCCAAGGCCACGCCGGATTCCCCGACCTTGTCCTGTTGAGGCCGCCCCGGCTGATCTTCGCCGAACTCAAGAGCAAGAAGGGCCAGTTGACGCAGGAGCAGGCGTTGTGGCTGAACGGGCTGAAGGTGTCTGGGCCGAGCATTCC